AGCCTATAATGACCCATCGTCTAAATCGTATCAGTTTCGACAACAGGAACTACAACAAGCTATAAATCAAGGCGTTAATCAACAAATGCAAGGATTACAAAAGCAAATAGGTGTAAATCAATTAAAATCTGAACTTAGTCAAAAAGGACTAAATAATAGTGAGATTGAATCATTTATACAATTTGCTGAAAAAAATCCTGCTGAGTATGGTGTTGATGGTGCTATTAATATGTGGCGTGCTGTAACTAATCCTGAAGCTACTAATAATGAAAGTCCACTTGATGCTATTCGTCAAAATCAAGCAGTTCCTCAACAAGCAGGTGTTTTGAATGGTGAGCAACCGCAAAGAAGTGATGAACAAGATGATATGTGGAATGCAATTACAAAAGCTGGCGGTCGAAGCAATGTATTGTAAATAATAATAAGATAACAAGGAGTAATTATAATGGCAAATTATAATGCTGGACAAGTAAAATTTGGAACTCCTGGTAGCAATACAGTAGATAGTGCTAATTTAAGTACACGTAGACTGTATGATTTTAGCGACAGGGTCGCTGATTTAGCTCCAGAGGAATCTCCATTTTTTGTATATTTGTCTAAAGTAGGAAAAGTTCCAACATCTGATTCTCAATTCAGATTTTTGGAAGATAGAACAAAGGTTTCTATAACGGATAGAAGCTTTTTTATTGATGGAGAGGTAACTTTAGCAGCTCCAGGAAGCACAACAAATGTTGTTGTTGAATCAGCAAAAGGTAGTAGTGATAGTAGTGGAAATGTTTCATGGCTTATTAAAGGAATGGTCGTACAATTTGCTACACAAATTAATGCTGGTAACGGTGATAGTGCTGACTCAATTACACAAGCAACAGGCAGAATTGAATCAGTTACTCATAATAGTGCCGATACTACAATTAATGTAAAAACTATACAAGCATCAGCAGGAGATGATTCAACTACCACTCTTGAAGATGAAGGTAAAGGTGTTGTAATTGGAACATCATATGAGCAAGGTTCAGGTGCTCCAGATGTATGGTCGCAAGAACTTGATAATGATTATGGATATACTCAAATCTTTAAAACAGCTTGTGAAATGTCTAATACAGCAAGAGCTACAGTATACAGAGGTTATGCTGATGAATGGGCAAGATTATGGAATCTTAAATTAAGAGAACATAAAGTTGACATTGAAAGAGCATTACTTTTTGGTATGAGAGGGTCACAAGGTGGCATTCAATATACTGAAGGTATTGTTGGTCATATTCTTAAAAATGGCACAAATTCTGATGGAAGTATTGGCGATTATTCAGAAGGAGTTCCATATTTAGGTTCTTATTTAACTTCAGAAATGACTTATGATGGTTTGTTAGGTGCATTTGAAGTTATGTATGACCCTGCAAGAGGTGGTTCAAGTAATAAGCTATGTTTAGCTTCTTTACCAGTAATATCTCACTTTAACAAAATAAGTGGATTTGCTGAAGGAAGTTTAACTGCTCAAAAATCTCAATATAATTTTGAGGCTTCAAAAGGTTCATTTGGCCATAAAGTTATGAAGATTGAAACAGTTCATGGCGATTGTACTATTGTTAAAGAACCTTTATTTAGAGCAAATGCTTCAGGTCATATGGCTTTTGTTGACCTTGACCATGTTTCATATAGACCTCTTGTTGGTAACGGTGTCAATAGAGACACTTCAATCACAACTAATGTTCAACAAGCAGATGAAGATTTAAGAAAAGACTTGATTCTAACAGAAGCAGGCCTTGAAGTATCTCTTCCAGAAACTCATGCTTTGATTAACATTATGAACATATAAGGAGGATATGAATAATGAGAAGTGATGTATTAAATAAAAATAGTAATTCATATGTGTCTTTTACAAAAGAACAAACTAACAATTATGAAGCAGTTGGAGATGCTGCAGCTACAATAGCGGAAGATACTTCCCTTGTTGTGTTTACAGCTGACGCAACTTCATCAAGAGTAATTACAATGCCTAAAGCTATTGCTGGAAGACAAGTTAAGTTTCTTTGGCAAGTTGAACAAGCAACAAGCGATAGAGTGTTTACTCGTGCAGGTTCAGATGACTTTGTAGGTCAAGTTAACTGTTCTGTTCAAGGTGATGGTGCTGGTGATGGTGATGTTTTATCAGTAACTGATGGAACAGTAACTATTACTTTTGTAGATGATGTGAATATTGGAAGTGAAGTAAATATTTACTGTGCTGTTGATGGTCAATGGATTGTAAGTGGCCATATAACATATGATGCAGTAGGTGCTATTCCAACTATTGCTTAATCCAAAACAATAAGGATTAATAGTTTTGTAGAACTATGGGAGCTATCGTATAAAGGGTGGCTCCCGAATCTACATAAGATAATAATAATTTTATAAACAAGGAGAAAGTTATGCCATACCCAGGCGGAACAGTTGTAAGGGTTAAGCCTACTTTAATTGCAGGCACTACTCACGATAATGATGTAATGTTTGATGCAACAGAAATACCAGGAGCTGTATCAAACAGAGGTGGAATTTCAAAATTAGTAGGAATAACTATAATTGACAAAGACCAAGAATCACATGATATGGAATTAATTTTTATGGAAAATCAAGTAAATTTTGGTAACGCAGGAGACCCTACTACTATTACAGATGCAAATCTTGCATCAGCTAAAGTTTTACATGCATTCCCTATAGATTGGAGTGATGGGCAAATTGTTGTTGCTCAAGATTCAGGTAGTGCTGCAATTTTTTCAACTTCAGGATTAACTGGAACAAGTGACAAAAGTTATATGCCTTTAATACTTAAAGCTGGAAGTAATACAACAAGTGTATATTTTACAGCAATATCAGCTGCTGAAATGGCTTATGCAGCAACTGATGATTTAGAGTTTGTGTTTCATATTGAATATTTAGATTAAGATGGCTAAAAAAAGCACAGTAAATAAGGCTGGTAATTATACTAAGCCTGAAATGCGTAAGCGTATATTTAATAGAATTAAAGCAGGTGGAAAAGGTGGAAACCCTGGACAATGGAGTGCTAGAAAAGCACAAATGCTTGCTAAAGCTTATAAGTCTGCAGGTGGTGGTTATAAAGAAGATGGTGGTAAAGTTATGCCTAAATATGAAAGTGGAGGCAAAGCTGAATCACAACGTTCATTAGACCAATGGACAAGTGAAGAATGGGATAATGTATCTGGCAAGAAAGGTGATAGATATTTACCTAAAAAAGTAAGAGAAGGAATGTCTTCAGGTCAAAAAGCTGCAGAAAATAGAAAAAAAAGAAAAGCAACAAAGTCAGGTAGGCAAGTAGCAAAATATTCAGATTCATTAAAAAAATCAATGAGGAGTAAAGGCGTGTATAAAAAAGGTGGAAAAACATTTAAGCCGCATATGATGTATAAAGGCAACAAATCTGTAAAAGCAAATACATACGAAGAACATTTAGCTTTAAATAAAAAAGGATATGGACATACAAAGAAAAAAGAATTAGGTGGTAAGTTAAAAGGGCCATCACACGATAAAGGCGGTATCCCAATTGAAGTTGAAGGTGGGGAATATATAATTAAGAAAAAGTCAGTTAACAGTAAAACAGAGCCAGTATTGGAATATATAAATGAAAATGGTAAATTACCTAGTGAAAATGAATTTAATTATCCAATAACTGATGCAAGAAATAGGAGTAAAAAATAATGCCAAAAGTAGGAGATAAAGAATTCCCATACACTCCAGAGGGAATAGCTGCAGCAAAAGCAGAATCAGAAAACATGGGAATACCTGTGAACGATGGAGCAAATAGAAGTGTAACTGAGTATGCAGGTGGTGGCAAAACTGGTTATAATATGATAGGAATGGAAAAACCTATGATGATGGGCGGTGGAAAAATGATGAAATATAAAGATGGTGGTATGACACCTAAAATGAAAAAATACGAAGAAGGTGGCAAGGTTTCAAAGAGACGAAAAAAACTAACTAAAGCACAAAGAGATGCAATTAAAGAACAAGAAAAAAAAGATATAGCTACAGGCAAAAAAGCTTCTTTTAAAAAAGTTACTAAAAAAGATTTGCCTGCAAAACCTAAATTTGATTCTTCTGTTTTTAAAAAGAAAAAAAGTTATGAACTAGAAGATGAACTTATGAAAGGCAGAAAAAAAGGTAAACATAGAGCTATGGGAGGCGAAGGTTCTCATATGGGGCAAACAGAAAAATATGGTGGTTACAAAAAAGATACAGATGCTGGAACTGATGCTCGTTTAGGTTTAAAAAAAGGTAAGAAAAAAGGCAAATAAATGAGAATATATTATTGCAGTAAATGTTCAAGGAAAACTGAAGTTCCTAAAAATGTTGTTAAGCAATGTAAGTGTGGGAATGTGTTTGGTGCTTCAAGTAAAATATCTGACCATATAAACATGAGAACAACTTGGAGTGGACAAACGCAAGTGGAGTTTACTCAAACAACAATGGATGCAGATATTGCAGAAAGGAATAGAAGATAATGGCTACTTTTAAAGTGCAAATTGAAGATTTAACAGGAGCTATTAGTGATGATAGTGCTTTAACTCAATGGCTTACTGATGGAGCTAAAGAAATTATTAATATACTCCCTCCGAAGTTAAAAGAAAAATGTGCTTCAATATCTATTTTAAATGCTACAAATGGAACAACCTTAGATATGGATTCAGGTGATAATGGAAGATTTGGAGAAATAATACAGGTTACTCGTTTATCAGCTGATTCTGGTGGATATCATATTCCATGTCGAAAATTGCATTTTATGTATGGAGATTTAGCAAATGACTCAAGTAGTATATATTATGCAAGTGCTACTGACCCTGCTTATTGGGTAACAAGTAATTCATCTGGAGCAAGTACACTTTTTGTAAAGCCTACAACAACTAACGCACAACCAGCAAATGTATATCGAGTAGCTTATCCTTCTGTTGCTCATGGAGATTCTGTAGTCGCTAATTTTCCTGATGAAGCAGAATATTTAGTTGTATTGTATGCATCAATAAAAGCATTGCAAAGACTTCAAAATGATTTATCAAGTAATAGTGATATAACAACAGCATTAGGAGAAATAACAACAGAAATTAATAAGGTTGATAATATAATTGTTGAGGCTAGTGGTAAAATAGATGATTATTATACATCAATTGGAGATATTGACGACACAACAGAACTTTGGGATAATACAAATAAAAGATTTAAAGAAGTTAGAGATGCTTTAATAATGGCAAAAGAAACATTAGATGTGGGTTGGGGAACCGATGAAGATTCTGGTTCTGGAAATGATGTTACTGGAATTAAAAGCGTAGGATATTGGCTTGACGATGAAGATACTGAAATGGTTTCAGCAACAATATCTGCAGCTAATTTAGAATTGCAAAGAGCTCAAGCTTCAATTGCAGAAATTAATGCAATAATGGCTTCTTATAAATTAGAATTAGATGGTATACCTTTATATCTTCAAGAAGCTTCAAGTTATATTGCTCAAGCTCAAGGATATATAGGTGAAGCAAAAGTTAGAATGGAAAGAGATGGTCAAAAATATCAATGGTATCAAAGTCAACAAGTTAAATTACAACAAGATTATGATAAAGGTATTCAAATGCTTATTGGTCAACATATGCCTGCTCAACCTGCAAAAGGAGAACAGTAATGACAGTAAAAAATATAATAGAACAAATAGAAAAAATTTTTGGCAGACAGCCTGAACAATATATGTTGCAATTAATTAATGACGCACTTGATGATATTGCTGCAAATAAAAGAAACAACACATCATCATCAACAACTAATTTAGAAGGTTATAAAAGATGGTATGAACTTACAGATGAAGTTATTGATATTAAAAGAGTTGAAATTAAAGATACTAATGATAGATATGTAATGATACCAAAACTTGCAGACCCACATAAAATTTTAAGAGAAGATACTGAATCAGCTGATGATTCATTAACGTAGGAGATATATGGCAACAAATAAAAGAACATATCCAAATGATTATTTTGCTTGGTACAATGATGATAGTAGAATTGCAATTGTATGCGAAGACACAACAACTACATCTGGCGAAAGAACAAAAGAAAAATATGATAGTTATCAAGGAGCTGATGTATCAAATGGTTTAAGAATAACATATCATTCTAAATATACAACTGTTGATTCACCTACTGACGATTTAAAAACAAATGCAGGACTTGATTCAGGTATGCATGTAAGTGTTTTATGTTATGTAAAAGCAAGAATGTTTGAAGATATGGGTGATTTAGAAAAAGCTCAATATTTTAGAGCAATGTATACAAAAATGATGAAAGAATATCCTTTAAGAAAAACAGGGGTAAGAACTTTATCAGTACCAAGATTATAGGAGATATATGGCATACAATTCAACATCATGGACATTAGATGGTAGCACAACAGCATTAAGTGCGGATACTTTAACCACTTTAACTGTTGATAATATAATAGTTGATGGAACCACTATTGGACATACAAGTGATACAGATTTAATGACACTTACTTCAGGAGCTTTGACAGTTAAAGGCACATTAACAGTAGGTGTTGATGATACAGGCCATGATGTAAAATTTTTTGGAGATACTTCAGATAATTATATGTTATGGGATACTTCTTTAGATAGATTAGATATTGTTACTACTCATAATCGTACTGCTTTAAGGGTTCAGTCTAATGCAACAAGAAGTGTTGCTGATGCCCCAGATATAGAAATAAGAAAACAATCAGTTCCTGACGATAATGATTATTTAGGCTCTCTTAAATGGGTAAGTTTAGATGCTGGTGGTTCAGCTGGAAGAACATATGGAGAAATTGATTGTTTTGTTAGAGACCAAGATGATAATGCTGCTGATGGTTCTATAATTATTAATGCGTTGTCTCATGGAGCTGTTACGCAAGGTTTTAAAATAAGGTCAACAAATAATGGTTCATCAGCAGAGGTTGAATGCAATGTTCCTAATGGCCCTTTAAGTTTAGGAGTAAATACTAGTGTGCAAGGAGTTTTAAGTATAGAAAGAAAAAATTATAGCGAATTTGGATATATAAAAATGAAATCAGCAGATGGTACAGCATCGTATTTGTTTGTTGCAAATAATGGCACATTAAGAATACATGACGATGTTCCAACATCTAATACAGACGGGAGTGCAGTATAATGATTAATTTAGAAGAAAAACTTAACAATATAAAACTTCAACAAGAGCAAGCAAAAGAATTGTTTGTTAAATGTCAAGGAGCAATAGAAATGTTAAATGAATTAATAAAAGAACAAGAAGTTCCTAAAAAAGAAAATAAAAATAAAAAATAGTTTTTTGAAATAGAGGTAAGTATGACTAATAAACAACAAAGTGTTATTAGGAGAGCTATTGTTACTCCTGATAAACATTTTCCTATACACGATAAAAAGGCCATAAAAATCGTTTGTAAGGCCATAGAAATTGTAAAACCAGACATTTATATTGATTTAGGTGATACTGGTGAATGGGAGCACTTTAGTTCGCATTATTGGAAAGGAAGAAGTGCAAAACCAATGGAGGATTTAATTCCTTTATTAAATAAAGATGTAAAAGATGTAAACAAGGGAATGAATATAATAGACAAATCTCTTGATAAAGTAAATTGTAAAGAAAGACATTTTATTCAAGGAAATCATGAAGTTTGGCTTGATAAATTTGTAATAAGATATCCTTATTTACAACAATACAAAACAGAAAATGCTTTAAAGATAAAAGAAAGAGGTTATGAATATCATCCATACAATAGAAAAAAACTATTAAAAATTGGTAAACTTAATTTTACTCATGGTAAATTTGTATCTAAGTATCATTCTTTTAAACACTTAGATGTGTATGGCGAAAGTATAATGTATGGACACACACATGATTTACAAAGACACACTAAAACTAATGCAGGCGGAACTATAAGTGCATGGAGTTTAGGTTGTTTAAAAGACATAGAAGCAGATGAAGATTGGCTAAGTGGAAGACTAACGAATTGGAATCATGCTTTTGCTGTAATAGATTTTTATAAAAACGGAGACTACAAAGTTGAAGTTGTTGAAATAATAAATGGCAAAACCTCTTTATGGGGACAATTAATTGACGCAAAATAGGAGAAAGAAATGGCGATAGGAACAGCCACAATGACAATCACAATAACAGAATCAGTTGACATGAATAATGCTGCTGGCGGAAATACTGTTGGAGATACATCAACATCAATTGCCGAAACAATAACAGTTAATGATATATTTAAAAGAATTATTTCATGTCCTACATCTGAAATTACTTTATATACAACACATGCTTCAGATGTAACAGGTAGTCAATTTGATGCAGATTTAATTAAATATGTAAGAGTAACAAATCATGATAGCTCTAATTTTGTTACTTTAAGAATTACAGATGCTAATAGTGATGAAGTTGCTTTAAAGTTAGCAGCAGGCAATAGTTTTATGATATGGACTCATAAAACAGCTATGAGTGCAGAAGCTACAACAGGTGCAGGAGCAGTTAATGCAGATATTGTTAGCATGGAAGCTCAAGCTGATACTGGTGCATGTGATTTAGAAATTTTAATTGCGAGCTAATAAAAATGGATTGGCTTGTCATACTAGAACGCTATGGCATTCCTTTGGTTGTAGCAATAGCCTTTTGGATATTCATTCAGAAACAAAATAAATTTATTCAAGATGAATTGCAAAAAGAGCTAAGAGAATCCTTTACTCGTGTTGAAGGGATTATTATCAAGTTAATAGATAACTCTAAAAAACAACAATTGGAGCAAAAAGGCATCGAAAACAGCTTTAAAACACTAGTTACTATAATAGCAGAACTTAGTGGCAATGGTTTGAAGGATAAATTTATGAGAATGCAGGAAAAGAATGAAAACAAAAGATACTAAAGATTTTGAAACAGATATAACGTTGCATTTAACTACAATATCAGGAGATGTAGGCCATATTAAAGAAAGAGTTGATGAAGTTGTTAGGCATCTTGAATTAATGAATGGACGTTTAAGAGCTGCTGAAAATAGCTTGTCTGCTCATAAAGCTGTAGGTATTACAATGGTCACCGTATTAACAATAGCAATAAGTTTAGTAGGGATACTTCAATGATACAAGCAATTATAGTAAAAGCAGTTATAGGTAAAATTATGGATGCTATTGAAAAAGCAGATGATAAACGTATCGCAAGTAATCATGATGCTAGAATTACAAGATTAGAAAAAATGGCACATCCTCAAGCAGATTGGATATGTTTAGAATGTAAATGTAAAGCAACAAGGAAAGAAATACCAACCAAAAAAGGAGACAAATAAATGGGTAAGATATTAGGTGCAATAGCTACTAAATTATTAAGTCAAAAAGTTATGATTGCAATATTACTGCAATTAGGAGATTGGCTTGTATTAAGAAGCGAAAATAAACTTGATAATAAAATTTGGACTGAAGTAAGAAAGGCTTTTCACGAATCAAATGGCTAAACAAATATTAAAAGTTACTGATTTTACTGGCGGAGTAAATTCTTATTCTGACCCTAGAGATATTCAAGATAATCAATTTGCACAAAATTGGAATGCAGCACTTGATAGAACTGGGATTGTTAGATATTCAGGTGGTGGTATTAAAAGTATAACAAATCTTCCTCAAGACAATACAAATCAAATTAATGGTTTTGGATTATTTAGATTTACAACTGATTATAGTTTTAATATACTTGATTCTGATTTTAATGCAGGCATTGAAAGAGGAACAATTGCAGCTGTAAATAGTTCTACAACTGCTACATTAGAAGAAACAGATTCTCTTGTAATTTCAACAGATGATTCTAATGATGATTATTACAATAATATGTCTATACTTATATATTCAGGAACAGGTGCAGGACAAACAAGACAAATTACTGATTATGATGCATCAACTAAAATAATAACACATGATGAATTTAGTACGGGATTATCAACATCTTCAAAATATATAATATTTCCATGGTATCCAGATGGAACTAATTTTGGATTTCAAGCAGATGCAAACTGGATTACAGATGGTTCTGGAACAGGTTTATTTCCATCAGGAGTTGATTCTACTACAGGTAATGAAACTGGAGATTATTATTTAGTATCAAAAACAGCAACAATAGATGATAATAATTTTAAAAATCAAGGTCATATACAATATAACAAGGCATTAACAATAAAACCTGGAGTTAATTATACATTATCTTTTGATTGCAGGGCACAAAGAAGATGGCTTAATTATGTAGCTGATGGAGCTGTTGATGGAAGTGTTGCTTTTTGTGACCAAGTTCCATGGATATATTTATATAATAGTACATTAAAATTAGGACTTGTTTCTAATGGAGAAAGTTCATTTTTTGTTGATACAACAAATAGTCCAGCATATAGTTTATTTGAAAGAAATTATATTGATAATGGGGATTTTGATGATGCTTTTACAGAGGGATGGAATACACAAGGAAGTGATATAGGGACACCTGCGGAAGAAGGAACTGCAGGAGATTCATATGGAGAGACTGCAGCAGGAACAGCTACATTAACATCAGATGCTAGTTTTACATTTGACACAGAGCCTTCATCATATTTATATTCAGATAATATAGCTTTAATTGAAGAAATGCATTATCATTTAAATTTTGTTTATGCTTCAACTGATGGAGTTGCATATTCAGTATATGATGCTACTAGCAGTACATATATAATACCTTGGACAACAAAACCATCAAGCGGAGGTTCAACTGAATACAGATATGTAAACCAAGAAGTTGATAATTTTACAATGTTTGGTAAAAAGCAAACAAAATATATTACTTTTCAAATACCGTTAAATGGAACTGCTTCTGATGGTAATTCAACAAGAAATATTCAAATAAGATTTGCTCCAGTAAAATCTGGTTCAACAGCAAGAATTGCAGGAGTAACTTTAAGAAAAGCTGTATGTGATTTAAATACAATGTCTTATTTTGGTTCTGGTGCTAATCCATTTTTAGGAGACCATATTAAAGAATGGAGCACGTATAGTTTAAAATTTAAATTGCCTGAAACAGGCGATGCTGATGGAAGAAATATAAGCGAAAGAAATGATTGGGTTTTAAGATTGTATGCAGGTATGGCTACAAGAAGAGATGGTGGAATAGATAATGAAAGCACACAGTCTGTCTATTTTGATAATATTAGGCTTGTAGAAGAACATCCTGATACTATTACATTATTAAAAGACAATAAAACAACAGGTTCTTTTATAACAATGTATTCTGAATCTAAATCAAATTGGGATACTAAATTTATAAAATGGGATGGATTAAAATCTGAACCTAATTATGATTATGTTAATGGAATGTTAAAAATATCTGATGGAAATTTTGCTAATAATAATAATAACTTTTTAGTATATAGATATGACAGAAAGTTTATGAATAAATATTTTAATTATGAATGGGTTTCACAACAATATTGTTTGCCTTCTGCTCCTAATACAATTGTAACATCAGAATCTCAAGATGGTATTTCTGGAACTACATTTAATTGTATTGATTATGTAAATAAACTTTATAGTGGATTAGAGTATAAAAATGCTAATAAACCAGTAGATACATATCTTAATAGTGAAGGCCAACTTGTTAGAGGAATGCAAACAGATAGCAATACAGAATGGAGCTTTGGAAGATTTACAAATTGGGACATGGATGAAATTGATAAAGGAATTTTGCAAAGATATGCATGGAATAATCATAGTGGAAGTAGTTATTATGGTGCTAATAATGTTAATCCGCCTGGTGGATATACAGGAGGGCAGCAAGGATATAAAGATGGAGAAGATATATCAAATCCAGTTGCAGAAGGAAATTTAACTGCAGATGGTGCATTGCATGCAACAATAAGAGGAATTAGGAGTCAAGATAATAATGGTCATTGTTTAAGCACTTGGTCTCATAATCCTGTATGTTTTTGGATTCAAGGAGAAGATGTTGTAAATACTGAAGATGATATGATTTCAAAAATTGGAGCTAATAAAAAAATAGCAAAATTGTCAATAAGATTTACACATGAATTTCAATTATCTCAAAGATACGGAGCAAATAATAATACAGACATGCATACAGGTGAACTTGTTTATTATAAAGTAAGAGCATGGAAAGCTGATAATCCTGATTTACAAACAGATGCAAGAACGCAAGTTACTTATAATGGAATTGCAAATCAAGACATTACATTTCAACAATTAGCAGCTGATAGTTATGGTATGCAAGAAGGAACTGAAGGCGGAACAGATGCTATTCCTGATATATTTAGAGTTTATTCAAATGAAGAACTTGACGTAGATGAGCGTTCAAGTTTAAGAGAAATATATATTGGTAAAAATGATTCTGATGCTGGAAAAAGTTTTACTTCAAATAATTTAGAAGAATTACATGTTAATTATACATTAAAAGTAAATAATAACTTAACCACAAAAGGAGAAATTACAGCAGAAGGAGAATTAACATGGACTCAAGCAGCAAATCTTACTTCTAATGATGATATATTTATAACTGTAGAAGAAGTATGGCAACATGCTAAAAGATATACAAGAAGTTATGCATATAGGCATAGCAATGCTGACCATTTTGAAGGAACTACTTCGGGTCATCCTTATGCAGATATTGATAGTCAAGAGACTTTTGCAAAATATTCAAAAATAAAAATTAATAAAATGGATTTGCATTTTTACCAAGATGATTATGATGAAAATGTAAATAATGTTCAATCATTATCTGATGATGTATGTCATGCTAATTTTAATTTTAGTTCTCCTGATGGAGTTGATGCAACTGGTTGGGGAGAAAAAATATTTAGATTAGCTACAACAAGTGTTAATATATTTGGAGAAGAATCTGGATTAAATGAAAATAAACTTCAAGAAATTGGAACTGCTTCTTCAGGAGCAGGAACAATAACGCTTGGACATGCTCCAACATTAACTTTGCATGTTGCGTCAAGTATATTGCAAGATAAATACAAAACACATACAAAATTTTACATGAAAGGAACTGATTCTGATATATGGTATTTACAATTTTTTGTTGACCATAAGACAGGACTTTTACATTCAACAACATCAAGTAAAAAAATAGCTGGAGTAATTCAACCTAATAAAAATTCAACAATGTGGACAATGCCGAGAGAAAGCATTGCAAGTTTTAATGAAGTAAATAGTTATGAATCTGAAACAGGGATATTGCAAGAAAATGCAATAACTCCTAACAATGCAGAATTAGATTGCAGATATAAAACTTCAGTTGTTGCTAATAATAGATTGTACGTAGGCAATATAATGCAAAATGGAACTATTTACGGAGATAGAATGATTAAATCTCCTATTAATAAATACAATATATTACCATCAACAAATTTTATTGATGTTGCAATTAATGATGGTGATGAAATAACTGGACTTGCTTATTATAAAGATAAATTATTACAATATAAAAAAAGAAAGGTGTTTGTTATAAATACATCGGCTGATTATGAATATCTTGAAGATACATTTGATAATATAGGTGTACAAAGACAATGTCAAATAGTAACAACACCAATGGGTATTGCATGGGCAAATTCAAGTGGTTGTTTTTTATATGATGGACAACAGATAATGAATCTTATTGATAATAAACTAGGTACTGAATCATTTCAATCTGGAATTAATAACAATTATTGGACAATTTCTGATAGTGATATACCTGTTATTGGATATATTAAATCAACTAAAAAGTTAATTGTTTCAAAAAATGCAGAATCGCATACTATTAATGCTGTGCCAACAATGTGGCAATTTGACTTTATATCTCAAGGATGGACATTTTTATTTCAAAAACAAAAAGTTCAAACAGACAATACAGCTTTTGCTCCATCAAACTTTATTAATGATGAAAACGGAGATTTGTTATGGTATTCAAATGATGGTAATGCTATATATAAATGGAGCGATTCACCTGTTACTAATACGCATTCTAATGCAAATTTAGATAATTTTATATTAATAACTAAAGATTATGATTTTGGCAATCCATCTGTTAGAAAAAAAATACATAAAGTATATGTTACATTTAAATCAGTTGATGATAGCAATGGTAGCGGAAGTAAAACAGCAGCACATTCAAATATTAAAGCATATTTTGCTACAAATGGCAATTTAAATAGCTGGACACCATTTGATGATAGTAGCGTAAATTACAATGATACAAATGGCCTTAGTGATGGTGCTTCAAGTTTAGAATGGATACAAGCAGAATTAAAACCATCATCTTCAATTAATAATATTTATTCGTTTGCATTAAAATTTGAAGGTGGGGCAACTAATATTCCTAATGGATTTGAAATTAATGATTTTAGCATAGTATACAGAATTAAACGTGTTAAATAATGTTAAAGTTA